TCGATCTCGGACAACTTCAATCCGCTGGCCGACGGCATTCTGATGCTGCACCAGCGCCAGGTCGCCGCCCTCAAGGCGTCGATCATCGCCATCCCGAAGGGCCGGCGCACCGGCATCACCTTCGGCATCATGTTGAACAAGACACTGGTGGCGGCGGCGCGCAAGTCCGCCGGCGGCGACAACGTCTATTACATCGGCGACACCAAGGAAAAGGGCCTGGAGGCGATCGGCTATTGCGCCAAGTTCGCCCGCGTGATTGCGCGGGCCCAGGGCGAGGGTGTCTCTGGCGTGGAGGAGTTCCTTTTCGAAGACCAGGACGAAGGCGGCAAGACGAAGCACATCACCGCGTATCGCATTCGCTTCGCCAGCGGCTTTCAGGTGTGTGCCCTGTCCAGCCGGCCGGCGAACATCCGCGGCCTGCAGGGCCATGTCGTTATCGACGAAGCGGCTTTCCATCCAGATGTGCAGGGCGTGCTGGAGGCGGCTACCGCGCTCCTCATCTGGGGCGGTCAGATCACCATCATCAGTTCGCATAACGGCAAGAACAACCCCTTCGCCCAGTTGTGCCGGGACATCGAAGCCGGTCGCTATGGCGCAGACGCAGCCGTGGTGACGGTCACGTTCGACGACGCGGTCACCAACGGCCTGTACGAGCGGGTGTGCTTCATGAAAGGCACGCCGGCCACGGCCGAGGGCAAGAAAGAGTGGTACAGCAAGATCCGCAATGCCTATGGGGTGCGCAAGGCGGCCATGCGCGAGGAACTCGATGCCATCCCGCGCGACGGCAGCGGCGTCAGCCTGCCTGGCGTCTGGATCGAGAACGCCATGGCCGAGGAGCGGCCGGTCGTGCGCCTGGCGCTTGACGATGACTTCGTGCGTAAGAGCGAGGCGGAACGCCGCTCATTCGTCGAGGACTGGATTCGCCGCCAGGTTGAACCCGCCCTGGCACTGCTCGATCCCAAACTGCAAAGCGTTTTCGCCCAGGACTTCGCGCGCCACCGCGACTTCTCGGTGTTCGGTGTTGGGCAGATCGTGGCGAACCTGCGCCGGCGCGTGGCGTTCATCGTCGAGATGCACAAGGTGCCCACGCGCCAACAGGAGCAGGTCATCTGGTACATCATCGAGCACATGCCGCGCCGTTGCGGCGGCGCCATGGATGCAACAGGTTCGGGCGAGACCCTGGCCGAATACACGGCCGACAAGTTCGGGCACGATCACGTCCACCAGATCAAGCTGAACCGCGCCTGGTACGGCACCTGGATGCCCAAGCTGATCCAGGGCTTCGAAGACGGGATGATCGACTTGCCGCGCGATGCGAACGTGGTGGCCGACCTTCGCGCGATCGAAGATGTCGAGGGCATACCGATGGTGGTCAAGCTGCGGCGCAAGGATTTGAAGGATCCGGAGCTGACCCGCCACGGTGACTCGGCGGTGATGCTGGCGCTGCTGTGGTTCGCGTCGATGAACCTGGCCGCGCCCATCGACTACACGCCGGTACCGCGCCAAACGAGTCGTTGGGATGCGTTGCCCGGCGAGCACGATGATGACAAGCCGTGGGCCGGCGACGGCGCGTGGCGTGAGGCACTTCAAATTTCCGGCCTTTTGGGGCGTTTTTTTGGGTGGGTGGCTACGCTGACCCCAATCGCACGCCTGAGGGCCTTTATAAACACGTGTAAACGGCTTGCCGGGGCTTCGGTCCACCGGGGAACCGTCGCAGGTTTGGGTTGAGACCCGAAAGAGAGATTCATGGCTCAAATCGTTGATCAATTCGGCCGCCCGATCACGAACATGCACCTGGAAGAGCCGCAAACGGCTCGGCTGGGACACCTGCAATCGGAATGGGAGAACCATCCCACGCGCGGGCTGACCCCGCCGCGGCTCGCGCAGATCCTGCAGCAGGCCGAGACGGGCGACATCACGGCGCAGCACGAGATGTTCGCGGACATGGAGGAAAAGGACGCGCACCTCTTCAGCGTCATGCAGACACGCCGCCTGACCGTCAGCCAGCTCGACTGGTCGATCGAGCCGCCAGCGAACCCCACCAGTGCGGAGCAGGACGAAGCGGCCTTCGTGACCGAGGTGCTGCAGGGCCTGGAGATGGAGGACGTCCTTTTTGACATGACCGATGCGGTCGGCCATGGCTTTTCACCGATTGAACTCGGATGGGATACGGTCGAGAAGACGCGCATGCCGGTCACGGCAACATTTCGCCCGCAAGGGTGGTTTCGTACGCCGATCGCCCCGGGCCTGGATCGCAACGAGCTGCGCCTGCGCGACAACAGCGCAGATGGAGAATCGCTCTGGCCGTTTGGCTGGATCATGCACACGCACCGCTCGCGCAGCGGCTACATCGCCCGCACCGGCCTGTTTCGGGTGCTCGCCTGGCCGTGGCTCTTCAAGAACTTTGCCGTGCGCGACCTGGCTGAGTTCCTGGAGATCTACGGGCTGCCGCTGCGTCTGGGCACGTACAACCCCAATACCTCCGACGACAAGGCGCGAGCGACGCTCTTGCGCGCTGTGATCGGCATTGGCCACGATGCGGCGGCCATCGTGCCCGAGGGCATGAAGATCGAGTTCAAGGAAGCTGCAAAGGGCGAGTCCACGCCGTTTGACAGCATGATTGGTCTGATGGAACGCAGCACTAGCAAGGCTGTGCTGGGCGGCACGCTGACCAGCGGCGAGGGCGAGCACGGCACGCAGGCCCTAGGAAAGGTGCACAACGAACTGCGCCACGACCTGAAGAAATCCGATGCGCGCCAGCTGGCCACCACCCTGACGCGCCAACTCGTGTACCCGATCCTGGCGGTCAACCGGGGCCGCACATCGTTGCACCGGTGCCCGCGTCTGGTGCTGGACACGCAGCAGCCCGAAGACATCAAGCTGCTGGCTGATTCGCTGCCCAAGCTGGTGAACATGGGCATGCGGATCAAAGCGGACTGGGCGCACAGCAAGCTCAAGATCCCGATGGCCGAAGAGAAGGATGCGATCCTGCAGCCCGTTTCGCCATCATTTGGCGATGGTGCCGGCGGGCTCGCAGGGTTGGCTGCTGACCGCCGACGCCGGCCCGCTCCTGCGCAGCTGGCGCGGTTGAAGGCCGCGCCGGGCGATCCGACAAACACGGCGGCCGACGCGATCGACAGCCTGGTCGATGCCATGCTCGATGAGTGGCAGGCCAACTCAGATCCGGTCCATGCGGCGATTCAGCAGGCGCTGGACAGCAGCACGTCGTTCGAGGACTTTCAGGTGGCGGTCGAGCAGCGCCTGGCAGCAATGGACGCCACGGCGCTGGCGGACCTGCTCAGCCGCGGCACGCTGGTGGCCCGCCTCTGGGGCAATCTGACCAACGGCGGACGCACCTGACATGGCCGCCATCGAGCTGGAGCCGCTGCCGCCGCGAGAGGCTGTCGAGTTCTTTCGCCAGAAGGGCTACCGGATGGCGTTCGCCTGGCAGGACATGCCTGCCCAGGAGCACGCCGCCGCCTTCACGGTGGCCAAGGCGATGCGGCTGGATGTGCTCAAGGAAATCCGCGGCGCCACCGACCGCGCGATCGCCGAGGGCACGACGTTTCAGGACTTTCGGCGCACGCTCGGCCCGCAGCTGCAGGACAAGGGCTGGTGGGGCAAGCGCGAGATGGTCGATCCGGTCACCGGCGAGACGGTCAATGCGCAGCTTGGCAGCGACGCCAGGCTGCGCAAGATCTTTGACACCAACGTGGCCACCGCGTATTCCGAGGGGCAGTCGGAGCGGATCGAGCGCAATATCGAGCTGTTCCCCTACCTGCAGTACTTGCGCAGCTCGAGCGAACATCCTCGCTTGTCGCACGCTGCCTTTGCCGGCCGGGTCATGCGGGCAGACGATCCCTGGTGGCAGTCGCACATGCCGGTCAAGGAATGGGGTTGCAAATGCGGGGTCCTGCAGCTGACCGCGCGCCAGGTGAGCCAGATGGGTCTGCAGGTCAGCGACGCACCGCCTGAGCGGTATGTCGAATACACGAACACCCGTACGGGCGAAACCCTGGATGTGCCGGTGGGCGTGCATCCGGCCTTCAACTACCGGCCGGGCCTGCGACGCGAAAACCTGGCCCGGGCGCTGATGGACAAGGCCGATGCGGCCGAGCCACGCACGGCCGCACGCATGTTGGCCGATGGCGCCGACCAATGGGCGCCATTGGTGCAGGCCGAGTTCGACGACTTCGTTGCACGCTATACCCGCGGCGAACGCCGTACGGTCGGACAGCGGCGCGTGGTCGGCGCATTCTCCAGCGACCAGGTCGACGCGTTGCAGGAGGCTGGCCAGCTGCGCGGCGCGGGCGCCCGCAGCACGATTCATGTCGACATGACCAGGCTGCGCAACCTGCTGGGCGAGGGGCAACGCGCTCCAGGCCAGGCCACGGACGCTGGCGCCGCGCTCGTCACCCAGCTGCCAACGCTGTTGCGCCAGGTCGGCGAGGCGTGGCTGGACGGTGATCACGCGGTGCTGCTGTGCACCTCCCCCTCTGAATCGCAGCGCGTGGTGAAGATCGTCGTGGACCTCACCGGCCAGACGCGCGGCAAGGCCGGGGGCAATGGCGTGGTCTCGATGGAAGTGATCGAGCCCGCATCGTTTGACCGCGCGGGCCTATCCAAGCTGCAATAGGCTCCGGTGGTGGACGCGCAGCAGCAGCTGCGCCGGCAGCACCAGGTGCATACCCGAAAACGCGGTAAACCCGTTTAATAGAGCGTTCCAAGGCATAGCGTCAGACTGGCGCCCATGCCTAAATCCACCACACCCCTTCTTGCCGCGTTCGCCGTGCAGATCAAGCGCACGGGCGACGATGGCGCCGTCCCTGAGCTGCATCTTTTGCCTGATGGCGAATTCAAGCCCCAGGCGGCCGAGGATGCGCGCGAAATGCCCAAGTCGGGCACCTACCGCATGAACGCGCAGATCGCGGAGAAGGTCATCGCTCTGGCGCGCGCGAGCGTCAACGATCTGCCGATCGACTACGAGCACCAGACGCAACAGGCCGCCAAGAACGGCCAGCCCGCGCCGGCGGCTGGCTGGATGGCGGGCGCCAAGTTCGTTTTCCGGCCGGGCGAGGGGCTCTTCGCCCAGGACGTGCGGTGGACGGCGCGCGCCAAGCAGATGCTGGACGACGACGAGTACCGCTACCAGAGCGCCACTTTCCTCTATCACCCCGAAACCGGTGATGTGCTGGCCATTGTTGGCGCTGCGCTCACCAACCGTCCTGCCCTGGACGGGTTGACCAGCGCTCAGCTGGCCGCGCTCAGCGCGCAGTTCGCGCACCAATTCCTTCCCCCCACATCCGAGGACGACATGAACCCTCTGCTCAAAGCCCTGCTCGAAGGCCTCGGCCTGCCCGAGACCGCCACTACCGAACAAGGCGTATCCGCCCTGGCCGCACTGAAGTCCCAAGCCGCGCAGGCTGGCCAGATCGCTGGCCTGAACGCCCAGATCGCGACGCTCAAGTCGACGCCGCCCGATCCGACCAAGTTCGTGTCGGTGGAAGCCGTTGCTTCCTTGAACACCGAACTGGCGACCCTGCGGGCGCAAACCGTTCAGGGCGAGCTCGATCAGATCATGGACCAGGCCAAGGCTGAAGGCAAGGTGGCCAGCGATGTCGTCGAGAAGACCTGGCGCGACATCGGCAAGGCCGACCTGGCGCAGCTCAAAGCGCTGGTAGCCGCCACGCCCGCCAACCCGGTCCTCGCCGGCAAGCGCCAGACCGATGGCAAGCAGCCGGGCCAGGACGCAGGCGAGCTGAACCAGGCCGAGCTCGCCGTGTGCGCCGCGATGGGCATGACGCCCGAGCAATTCAAGGCCGGCAAGCAAGCCCAGGGCCTGGCCAACGGCTGATCGCCGCTTCCCCCGTTTCTCACCTTCAGGACACTTCCATGACCGCGCTGACCCAGGATCGCAACACACTGCGCCGTGACGGCAACCAGATCGAACCGCCTGTGGCGGCCGCCACCAAGATCTTTGGCGGCTCGATCGTGTGCATCAACACCGCCACGGGATACGCCGTGCCGGGATCGACCTCGACCACGCTCAAAGCCGCGGGCGTTGCCGAAAGCCGCGCCGACAACAGCGCGGGCGCTGCGGGCGAGATCCGCGTGCGGCTGCGCAAAGGCCCGCACCACTTCGCCAACAGCGCCTCGGCCGACCTCATCTCCCTGGCGGATATTGGTGCCGACTGCTACATCGTCGACGACCAGACGGTGGCCAAGACCTCGGGCACCAATACCCGCAGCGTGGCCGGCAAGGTGTTCGACGTGGACGCTGATGGCGTCTGGGTCGACTTCGCCTGATCGGCCACCAGACCCTCGTATCCGGAGATTTTCGACATGATCATCAATCACGCCAACCTGGCCATCCTCAACCAGGCCTACAACGCTGCCTTCCAGTCGGGCCTGACCACTGCCGCCCCGATGTGGAACCAGCTGGCCATGCTGGTGCCCAGCACCACCAGCACCGAGAAGTACGCATGGCTGGGTTCCATCACGAAGTTCCGAGAGTGGCTCGGTGAGCGGACCTATCAGAACCTGAAGCAATCGGACTACTCGATCAAGAACAAGACCTGGGAAAACACGGTCTCGGTCAATCGCGACGAAATCGAGGACGACCAATACGGCGTTTACAAGCCCGTCATCCAGCAGCTGGGCCAGGACGCGGCGACGCACCCCGACGAACTTGTCTTCGCGCTCCTGCAGGCGGGCTTCTCCACGCGTTGCTTCGACGGCCAATATTTCTTCGACACGGATCACCCTGTCGGGCAGCCCGGCAAGGAGGTCAGCGTCAGCAACTTCCAAGGCGGCTCGGGCGCAGCCTGGTTCCTGGTGGACACGACCAAGGTGATCAAGCCGATCATCTACCAACGCCGCCGCCCCTACGCCTTCCAGTCCAAGACGAGCCTGACCGATGAAAACGTCTTCTCGCGCAACGAGTTCGTCTGGGGCGCCGACGGGCGCAGCAACGTGGGCTATGGCCTGTGGCAACTGGCTTACGCTTCCAAGCAAGCTCTTGACCTGCAGGCGTATGCCGATGCCCGCGCCTCGATGCAGAGCCAGAAAGCCGATAACGGCAAGCCGCTGGTGATCCGCGCCGCCGAACTCTGGGTGCCGCCCTCGCTGGAACAGGCTGCGTTGGAAGTCATCCAGGCCGACCGCCTGGCCAATGGCGCGAGCAACGTGATGCGCGGCACCGCCAAGGTTGTGGTCTGCCCGTACCTGGTTTGACCCACCAAGCCCCGTCCGCACCACCTGACCCAACCCGATTTACCGGAGATTGCCCACATGGCTACCGCCAAATCCCGAGGCCGCCAGGCCACCGAAAAGCCGCCCGTCACCAAGCCCGACGGCGCCAAGGCCCTGAAGGTCGTACCCAAGATCGACGGCTTTCGCCGCGCTGGCCGTGCCTTCGCCGGCGAGACGGTGATTCCGCTGTCCGAGCTGACCGATGAGCAGTTCGAGCAGCTCACCACCGAACCGCAACTGGTGACGATGCTGATCGATCCGCCTTCCGATCAGGTCGAAGGCAGCCAGGCAGCCGCAACCTGACCCTCCCCAGCGACGGGCGTTCAACCTCATCTGTTGCGTCTGACGGATGGGATGAGCCACGCAGACGCTACCGCCCAACCTCTGCCGGGGCTGGATAGAGCGGGAACTGGTTTTGGTCCAGCCCCGGCAATTTCACGGTCTTTTCCATGTCCTACGCCACCACCACCGAGCTGCTGATTCGCTTCGATTCCGATGAAATCGCCCAGCGCGCGGACCGCCTGGTGCCGCGCCTAGTCACCGACGAAATGCTGCGCATCGCGGCAGCCGGTGGTGATCTGAGCGGCTTCACACCTGAAGAGCGTGCCGCGATCGCGCGGGCCATGGAGAAGGTCGACCGCGCACTGGCCGACGCGCGCAACACGATCGATAGCTACATCGCCGGCCGGTACACCTTGCCACTGTCGTCTGTGCCGCAGGTCCTGACCCGGATCGCCTGCGAGCTGGCCCGCTACTACCTCTACGACGATCAGTTCACCGAGACCGTCAAGCAGCGCTATGACGCCAACATCAAATTCCTGATCGGCGTGGCCTCGGGCGATGTGAAGCTGGGCGTGGACGCAGAGTCGGGCGTTGAACCTGCCGGCGGCGCCGGCGCCGAGCTGTACACCGCCGGGCGCATCTGGGATCGCCGCTCCTCGGGGGGGTTTCTCTGATGGTGCAGGCCACAATCCGCTACGAGGGGCAGCGCGGGCTGGATGCCGCCCTGTCTCGCCTGGCCGCCCTCGGCCGGTCGCCCCGGCCGATCTTCAAGGCGATCGCCAACTACGGCGAATCCTCAACCCGCCTGCGCTTTGAGCGCCAGCGTGGTCCTGATGGCTCGGCCTGGGCACCCAGTCGCCGAGTGCAGAAGTCCGGCGGGCAAACGCTCGTCAAGAGCCGGCGCCTGCTTCGCAGCATCACCAACGTCTATGGCGACACTTTTGCTGCCTGGGGCAGCAACGTCGCCTATGCCCGCATTCATCAGCTGGGCGGCGAGATCAATCGCGCCCCGTATTCCACCCGTATCCGGCTGCGCACCGATGCCCGCGGCAACCTAGCGCGCCAGCGTGGCAATCGCAATCTGGCGGTGTTCGCCCGCGATAGTCACAAGCGAGCCCGCACGAGCTGGCACGAGGTTCGCGCCTACAAGATCCGCATGCCCGCCCGGCCGTTCCTGGGCGTGAACCGTGAGGATCTGTGGGCCATGGGCCGCTTGACCGTGCAGGCGATCCAAGCGGCCGAAGGAGGTAGCGGTGCTCGGTAAGCATGAACTCGCCCTCATCGCGGCCTTGAAGGCGCGCCCGGGCATCCAGAAGACCACGCGCACGGTGGGCAGCCTGCCCACCGTACCGGACGACGCCAAGCTGCTGCAGCGCTACCTGGTGGACGCTCCCGCCCTGTACGTCACCGAGGGCGTGTACCGGATCGTGGACGACATGGGCGTACTGGCATTTACCGTCGGGATCGTCGTGCGCAACGTGGGCGGCAATACCCAGGCCCGCCTTGGTGATGGCCATTCCATCAGCGCAGATCAGCTTCTGACGTTGGTGATCCGGGCGCTGCATGGTCGGCGCATTGGCGACGCCAGCTGGAACATCCGACGCGCCGAGTACCTGGAGCCCGTCGACGTGTTCGAGGCCGCCGGGCTGACCGTTGTCGGTGTTTCCGTGGAAAGCACGCCGATGGCGCTGCCCGACGACCCGGAGGAGCTGGAGGGTTTGGGCGACCTGCGCCACGTTCACCTGGACATGGACATCGCCCCGCACGCAAACCGCGAAGAGCACGAAAAATGGCTCGCCGAGCCGCCCGATTACTCCACCGACCGGCCTGACCTGCAGGCAGACATTCCGCTGGCTGGCGCCGGCACCGAAAACTGACATCAAGGATCCCGAATGCAGATCGTCACTCTCAAACCCGCCATCGTTGATGGCGAGCCGCTCAAGGTCCGCAAGCCCCAAGGCGGCTACCTGGCCGTGCAGGGCGAGCCCATCGTGCTGACCACCTACTGGCGCCGGCGCCGCGATGACGGCGACGTGACCGAAGTCGGCGCCGCTTCGCAAGCCACCGAACCGGCGGATACCCCGCCGGCGCCCACCAAGTCCGCCTCGGCCAAGGGCACCAAGCCCGCTGCCGAGTAACGCTGCAAGGAACCGCCATGCCGGACAACATCATCTTCAACACCATCCCGACCGACATCCGTACGCCGGGGCAGTTTGTCGAAATCGACAACGCCAAGGCGCTGCGCGGACTGCCGTCGCTCAACCGCCGCATCCTGGTGGTGGGTAACAAGCTGCCCGCCGGCAACGCGGCGCCGCTGACCCTCTATCGCGTGAACAGCGGTGACGAGGGCGCCACTCTCTTTGGCCGCGGCAGCGTCCTGCACGAAATGCTGCGCCTGGCGCGTGTGGCCAACAAGACGAGCGACATCTGGGCGCTGGGCGTCGAAGACCTCGCCGCTGGCGTCGCTGCCACCAAGACCATCACCGTCACCGGGCCGGCTGCCGCGGCCGGCACGATCGCCCTCTACATCAACGGTCAAAAGCTCTCGATCGGGGTGGCTGCTGGCGACGCCGCCTCGGCGGTCGCCACGGCAATCGCTGCGGTGGTCAACGGCTACCAGAACGGCCCGGTCACCGCCGCGGCCGCGGCCGGCGTGGTGACACTCACCGCACGCCACAAGGGCGCCTTCACCCAGGGCATCGGTGTGTTGGTCAACTTCTACGACGACGAGTCATTGCCCGCGGGCTTGACCCTGGAGATCGCCAATGGCGTGGCCGGTACCGGCAATCCGGATGCAGCGGACGTGGTGGCTGCGATCTCGGACGAGTGGTTCTACACCATCATTTCGCCCTGGAGCGATTCGGCGAACATGGCGATCATCGAGGCCGAGCTCGCCAGCCGGTTCGGCGGAATGGACATGCGCACGGGCCACCTCTTTACGGGCGTGGCCGGCACGCATGCCCAGCTCAGCACCTATGGCTCTTCCCGCAACAGCGAGAACAGCTCGTTCATCGGTGTGAAGAACCCTCCCCAGGCGCCGTACCTGTGGGCGGCCGTGCACGGCGCAGTGGTCGAGTTCAACGGCGCCATCGACCCGGCACGCCCCTTCCAGACGCTCGACCTGCCGGGCCTCTTGCCGCCGAGCCCGAAGGATCGCTTCCGTCGTGAAGAACGCAACCTGCTGCTGCACGATGGCTGCAGCACCTTCACCGTCTCGCAGGACGGCATCGTGCAGATCGAGCGCGTCGTGACCACGTACCAGACGAACGCCTGGGGGATCGAGGACGTCTCCTACCTGGACGTGGAGACGGTATGGACGGCGGATTACATGCGCTATGCCTTCCGCACCGCCGTGGCCAGGAACTTCCCGCGGCACAAGCTCGCCGACGACGGTACCGACTTCGACCCGGCCCAGCCGATCGCCACGCCCGCGATGATCGCGGGCGTCCTGATCGCCACGGCCAAGTCCCTGGAGAAGGCGGGCCTTCTGGAGAACTTCGAGGACTTCAAAAAGAACCTCATCGTCCAGCGCAGCATGGTCGATCGCGACCGTGTCAACGCCGTCATCCCGCCTGACCTGGTGAACCAGTTCCGGGTATTCGCGGGCAGCATCCAGTTCATCCTGTAAGGAATCGAGAACATGCCTCAAGTTACTGGCCGAGTATTCATCAGCGTGGGCGGTCGCCGCCTGCGCAGCAAGCCTGGCGCCACGCTGGATATCGGTGGCGTGCGGCGAGATCCCGTCACCAGCGACAGCGGCGTCGACGGCTACACGGAATCGACCACTGCGCCGGCGGTCAACTGCACGATCAGCCACATGGCCGGCGTGAGCCTGGCCGACCTGGCCGCGATCCGCGACGAAACCATGCGGTTCCAAACCGACACCGGCATCGGCTACACGATCCGCGGCGCCTGGTTGGCCGCACCGCCCACGCTGGGCGGTGGCGGCGAGGTCACGCTCGCCTTCAACGGCGTCGAGTGCATCGAGGGCTAGGCCCGCTTTGTAAACCCGCTTCATCTACTTCTCTCATAGGAATCCCACCATCATGGCCACCGTCATTGCTACCAACGTCGCCACCGTCATCAAGAAGCTGCCCAGAGCCTGGGTGGTGGGCGGCAAGCCCGTCACCGAGATCGAGGTCCGCGAACCGCTGCTGGGTGACACGCTGGAGGCCGAAAAAGAGGCAAATCCAGCATTGCATCCCAACGCCTTCAACGTCGCGCTGGCCTGCCAGGTGCTCGTCCGAGCAGGCGACGATACCGGCCCTTTTGTGGTCGGCCAGTTCAAGACGTTGAACGACAAGCAGTGGAGCGTATTTCGTGAAGCCATGCGGGAGGCAGAGCAACTGGGGGAAGGCTGACGCGCGGCCGCGAGGGCGCGCTACTGCAGATCATGCTTCTTGCGTCCCGGCTGGGCTGGAGCCGGGCCGAGATCCTGGCGCTTCCCGTAGCGGAAGCGCATTTTTATATTGATCAGCTACTCAGGAAAGGGCCGAATACATGAGCGAGTTTGTCGTTGGAGTCCGGGTCGACGGGAACACCGCTGGCCTGGCCAAAGCAGCGCTCGAGGCCAAGAAGGCCCTGGACAACATGGCAGCGGCCGGGGCCAAAGACCTAGACGCCATAGGCCAGGCTGCCAAGAAGACCGAGGCGGCTTTCTCCACGATGGCAACGCGGGGACAACGCGAGTTCGCCCGCATGGCCCAGGCGCGCGAAACGCTGGGTATACGGTCTGAGCATCGAATCCAGCAGGAGATCATGCGCACTCAGGCCGCGTACCAGCGCCTGGTCAATAGCGGCACGATGAGCTGGCGTGAACAGCGGCGCGCTGCTGAGCAAATGCGCGAAACCGTTGGCAGGCTCAATGCCGAAATGGGAGTCTTCACCAAGGGGCAGCGCGCCGCAGCTGGCTTCAGGCAAGTCGCGGTTGCTGGGGCGGCAGTCCTGGCTGGTGGAGCAGTCATCGGCACGAGGGCTAGCCGAGCGTTTTCCTATGACCGCGAGCTCGCTGATGTGGCCAATACGGCCTACGGCGATCCGTCCAAGAGTGCCGAGGAAGATAAAGCAGCCCGTTTCGCGGGCATGAGAAAGGCGCACGAGACCATCGTCCGGGTCGTCGATGCGACTGGCACCACCAAGGAAGATGCGCTGGCTGGCTACAAGACGTTGATGGGCTTTGGTCAGTTCAAGGGCGATAGTGCAAGTTCGGTCTACGAATCGGCCATGCGAGCCGCTGCTGCCAACGGTGCAGAGGGTAGTGCCTTCATGCAGCTTGCATCCTCAGCGAACTCGACCCTGGGAGTCCAGGCCAAGGATATGCCGTTGCTGTTTGGCGCCGCCACATTCGCAGGGCAAAACGGTGCGTTTGAACTTCGCGATATGGCAATGTCGTTGCCCAAGCAGTTCGGCTTCGCACAGCAGCTGGGGATGTCGGGGCTGACCACGGCAGCAAAACTTGCCGCCTTCAACCAGGAAACACGCAAGCTGGCCGGCACGTCGAGCGAAGCGGCAACCTATGCGGAGAACTATCTCAGCAAACTCAATGCCAACGACACCAAGACCAGCCTGAGGGAGAAATTCGGTATAGACCTGGACGAGCGCAAGGTCACCGGTCGGATGCATGGGTTGGACACGCTCGACGTCATGGGCAACATCCTCGACGAAGTCCTGGCCAAGGACAAGAATTACCAGAGGGCGAGGAAGGCGCTAGAAGCAGCCGAGCCTGGCAGTGATCGAGCCAAGGGCCTAGAGGACGTTCTGAGCATTGCCCGCGGCGCGGCCATCTCAAAAATCTTCCCTGATCGCGAGGCTCAGATGGGCGCGGTGGCGTACGTCCTGGGCAGGAAGAACATTAGCGACATGACCGCTGATTCGCTGAAGTTTGGAGGCGAGGCGGTCGATCGCAACATGTGGACGCTTCAGTCCACCCCGGGCTTTAACATTAGCCGGGCCAAGGAAGCAGCAGATTTCGCAAACTACGAAGCGATGATGAAGCTGGCGCCGGTGGTCTCCCAGACAGCCGACATGTTCGCCGACCTGGCTGCAAAGCACCCTGAAATGGCCGCAATGATGAGCGGAGCGACGACGGGATTGATGAGTCTGGCTGCCGCTGCTGGCGTGTCTGGCCTGGCCGGCGCGATCATTGGTGCCAAGACGCCTGGGATCGTTGGCGGAGCGGCCAGTGGGGTCAAGAAGGGAGCCACCGCGTTGGGCAATGGAGCCGTAGGCGCTGCAACCACGTTGGGCGTATCGGGCGCGCTGGCCGGTGCTGGGCTCATTGCCGCACCGATCGCGGGAGCCTGGCTGCAAGACAATATGTATCGCACCGAGGCAGGACTTCGTCAGCGCGTCGCTGACCGCCAAGGCGTGGTCGACAGGTTCGACCAAGAGCTGGCCATGCAGAGGGAGGGAGGCTTCTCTCCCGCTGCAATCAAGCGTACTGAAGATCTGCGTGCCAAGGCAGTGGCAGATCGAGATGCGATGAACAGCCGGCTGCAGGAGCTGCTGGCCAACACCAAGATCGGCGGCGAGGTCAATGTCAACATCACCGCCGCCCCGGGCATTCAAGCCAATGCTGACCTGCAGCCCAATGACGGCACCCGCATGACGGGCAATGTCGGGCGCACCAACGTGAATACGGATTGATATGGGCTGGCGTGAAGAACAGCGCAGGGTGGCGCATCCCAATGGGATGGCCGTGGGCGCAAGCTTTCGGGGCGTGCCGTTTCACACGACCGACTCGGATACCGGTGTCGGCCGGCGCAACGAGGTGCACGAATACCCCATGCGGGATCTGCCTTATGCCGATGACCTGGGGCGCCGCGCGCGCGAGTTCCAGGTCAATGGCTATGTCGTGGGCGAGAACTATCAGCAGGAGCGAGACGCGCTCATCGAGGCGCTGGAGGCGTATGGGCCTGGCGAGCTGATTCACCCCAAGTACGGCATGCTCAACGTCGTCGTACTGGGCCGGGTCAGCATCCGGGAGTCTCACACCGAAGGCGGCATCGCCCGGTTTGCGATCACGTTCGCCGAGGCCGGTGAGAACACCTTTCCGCAGGCGGCCACCAGCACTCAGGATGGGGTGTTTGATGCGGCCGACGTCCTGGGATCGGTCTCGGTGGATCGCTTTGCCTCGCTGGTTGACGTCGCCGGCGCCGCAGCCTTGGCCGCCGACCTGGTCGGCCGCGTCAACTCCAGCTTGGATGCCCTGCAGCGGATGGTGGGCCTGAACGGCCTGATCGATATCGCCGGCGACATCGTGCGCGGCGCCTCGTCGATCTCGGGCCGTCTATCCACCCTCATCCGCACGCCCGAGACGCTGGCCCTGCAGTTGCAGGGGCTGTACCAGCAGCTGACCCAGGCCATCAAGCGCCCGAAATCGGCGATCGCAGACCTACGCGCGGAATACGGCTCCAATGACCCAACGCCTTGGACGGCTCCCGTCGGCTCGGCGTCCCCGCCCCAAGGCGCCACCTCGGCCCGCCGGGAGGTGAACGCGGCCGCGATGCAGGAGTTCACCCGCACCCAGGTGATTGCGACCCAGGCGCGCATCCTGACCGACGCCATTGAAGCCAAGGAAGTGACGACGGCCCAGGACGCACGCGACCAGGCAGACGTGGTGCTGGAGGAGATCGATCACGAGCTCGAGGCCTACGACCCACCGGCGCAGATGGCGGCAGCGCTCATTGCGCTTCGCGTCGCTATCGTTCGGGACGTGGCCCAGCAAGCCGAACGCCTGCAGCAGCGGGCAACCTATACCACCCAGGCCATGTTGCCGGCGCTGCTGATCGCCCAGCGGGTCTACCAAGACGGCTCGCGGGCCGACGAACTCGTCACGCGCAACCGGGTGCGCAACCCGCTCTTCGTGCCGGCGGGCGACCTGGAGGTGCTGCGCTGATGGCTACGGTCAACGAAAACCTGATCACGCTGGTGGTGGGCGGCCAGGCCTATGGGGGCTGGAAAAGCCTGGAGGTCGAGCGCGGCATCGAGCAGCTTGCCGGCGAGTTCCAGCTCACGCTGACTCACCGGTGGCCTGGCGAAGATGCCCCGATCGGTCTGCGCGAGGGCCTGCCGTGCGAGGTGAAGTTCGGCCAGGACCTGTTGATCACCGGCTACATCGACACGATCGATATCGACCTGACCGATACTTCCTGCAGGCTCAACGTCAGCGGGCGAGACAAGACGGGCGACCTGGTCGACAGCTCGGCCATCCACGGCAGCGGCCAGTGGAAAAACGTGCGCCTGGAGCAGATCGTACGTGACATCTGCAAGCCGTTTGGCATCGAAGTGCTGGTGCAGACGGATACCGGTGAGGCGATCAGCAGCTTCTCGCTGGACGACGGTGAGAAGGCGTTCGATGCGATCGACCGCGCTGCGCGGTCCAAGGCGATCCTGGTGAGCAGCTCGCCGGCCGGCCAATTGGTGCTGACCCGTGCCAGCGAGACGCTGATCGAGACCAAGCTGGTTGAGGGCCTGAACATCCGGCGAATCAGCGCGCGGCACACCTGGGCGCGACGCCATTCCGAGATCCGCATGAAGGCGCAGGTCGCAGGCAACGACAACCAGTTCGGCGCGACGGCCGCCCACATCCAGGCCAAGGCGACGGATCCGGAGATTGACCGATACCGGCCGCTCATCATCCATTCCGAGCAGGGCCTGAGCAACGCTGAAGCCAAGGAACGCGCTCAGTGGGAAGTCTCAACCCGGATGGGGCGTGGCAAGCGTGCTCAGATCGTGGTGGTGGGCTGGCGTACCGGCCAGGATGGCCAGGTTGGCGACCTGTGGCTACCCAATACCCTGGTGAGGGTCACCAGCCCGCGCATGTTCCTGGATCTGGACCTGCTGATCACCTCCTGCCGGTACACGCTGGACGAGACCAATGCCCGGCGCACGGCGCTCACCGTTTGCCGGCCGGAGGCGTTCGATCTGGAGGGCGCGTCGCCGCGCCGCCGGCGCAAGCGTCGCAAACAACACCCTGACGATTCCCCCTGGGATCTGTCCGGAACGGGACGGCGCGAAGAATGAATATTTCATCGGCCCTGAATCGGATCCGGCTGGCCATCGCCCGCGCCCTGGTTGGCCAGGTCAATGACGATGGCGGCCTGCAGACCGTCCAGATCGGCATCCAGGCTGACGTCGGCCGCGACCAGGCCGAACGGTTTCAAC